ACTGTAAGTCTGTCCAACAACCGTCAGACTCCTACTGGCGCTACCGATTCACAAACGTGGATGACTGGTCTTCAGTGGAGCGATGTATTCGCCAAGGGTAACGCTGCTGGTTTTGCCATCGGTGCTCCTGGTAATGCTGCGTCTCTGAAAGCAGACCAGAAGGCAATTATGTGGGAAGCCTTCTATCGTTACAAAGTTAGCGATGCGATCAGCGTGACTCCTGCGGTCTTCTATGTGTCCAACAACCAAGGTCTGAAGCAAGCTTCGGATAACTATGGTGGTGTGATCCAGACAACCTTCCGTTTCTGATAGTTGACAATTTCTCCTGTGGGGTGTATAATTCCTATATACCTCACGGGGGTTTTGCCCGAGTGGTGAAACTGGTAAACACGCATGACTTAGGATCATGTGCTTCGGCTTGGAGGTTCAAGTCCTCTCTCGGGCACTCAGGAGCTTTTTATGTCACTCATTTCACAAAAAGACCGTCAAATGGTAATTGAAGCACTTGAATATTATGTTTATGACATGGAAAAAAACAACTGCAATGAAGCAGCAATTTATTCATACAATACCCTCCTTAATTGGATCAGACTTGAATATTTCAAACATGAAAATTAATCTCTGGTATTGTGTTGAAATGAAACAGTGGCGCTGGTCTCTCACAGATGATCACCGTCCGATTGTTCGGCAAGAAACTGGACAACAGCCACATTTACGAGATGCTATGAATGATATAGCAAATACAGTAGAATATATTCTAGAAACTAGACAAGTTTAATATCATTCCCCTGTAGCTCAATGGCAGAGCAATCGGCTGTTAACCGATGGGTTATAGGTTCAAGTCCTATCGGGGGAGTTCGGGAGATTAACTCAGCGGTAGAGTGGTTGCCTTACAAGCAATAAGTCATTGGTTCGATTCCGATATCTCCCATTGTTTCCTTATACATAATGAAAGACAAAAAAATTAAAAAATTAATACAAAAACCATTAAGGTTTCATCATCAAGATATCCATGAAGAATTGGATGAGATTAAAGGAATGTTAAAAAATGTTAGTAGTCAGATGCAAGAATTGCAACAAAGAATTGACAGCTACATCAAAGTTACAGGTGTGTGGCTGCCCAAATAAATTGCAACTTAATAACAACAAAATAACTGCGGTTGATTTATCGCAAGTTATTATGGTTGAACCAGTTAAAGAAACGGTTAAGAAAAGTTTATTTTCTCCTGAAGATCTTGCTTATCAAGAAGCAAGAAGACAACGAAAAGTAAAGCGTTTAGATTTTGAAATTCGTTAAATAAAATATTGGAAGGTCAATCCGATTGGTGACGGAACCGCTCTTGAAAAGCGTTGAGGTGTTAAAGCCCTTAGGCGTTCGACTCGCCTACCTTCCGTTTAATAATTGCTTAATGTAAGTCTTGAAAAGCTAATTTTTCAAGACTTTTTTAGTGTTTAAAATGTTATATATTATAATACGAGACTCCTTTAATGGATGACCACACCTATAATAATTGGGTGAAGATCAAGGAGACGTTTGAAACGTCTGGTAATACGGACAATATGTTCTACAAGAGATCTGTTGAAATCGTAAAGACCAGAAAAGACCCACTTGCGAAGTTTCTTGGAGATGAGAAGTGATGGAACCTCAAGACGAGTTTGTAAGCCGTTCTGAAGTTCAGGAGATGATTGATGCTGCTATCAGAAGACACAACCGTAATGCTTCTATCATTAGTATGTGCGTCGGTTGGGTGGTTCTTGCTTTATTTGCTGAAGGACTCCTCCGACTTGTAGGTGTTATTCCGCCTGTATTACCATGGCTCAACATTACCCTGAACTAATCGGTATTGTTTTCCTGTTAGTATTTGCCGCCACGATGTTCTATCAAGGCACTTGTATTATGAGAGGTCAAAGAGGATATTCTCTCCGAGACTATATGAAACAGGAAAGTTCAAATATGCGTAAAAGAATAGAAGACTTACTCAAGGACAAATGATCTCTCTTACAGAAGAAGATTTAAAAGAACTCCAAAGAAGAGTTACACAACAAAAAATAGAAGAACTATTTGAAGAACCATCTACTTATGAGGACGAGAATGATGAATACTAATTTAGTTTTCAGCGCAATAACGATTTTAGGTGCGATTGGATGTTTTGTTGTATGGGGACTTAATAACGCATATCCACAATAAAAGTTATGTTACTAGGAAAACTATTGTTATTTGCTTCAGTCCCATTTGTTTTAGCAACACTCTATTTCGGAACAAGAGGAGGGTATTATGACTCCAAAGACTATAAGGGAAATGGAACCGCACACTAGGCAGAGATATCACTTTGCTGCTTCTGCTTTTGTGAGAATGTGGGGACACAGTTCATTACACGACTGTCGTATTGTAGAGTTCTGTGTTGAGTGGGCACATAAAGAAGAAGATGCCCCATTAGATAATAGTGTTGATCAATATTTTTACTATGAGTTCAAGACCTGGAGGGGATACTAATGGGACACTTTTCAAGGTGGGTATTAGAAAATCCTTATACTCTTGGTATTATTGGATATGTTCTAATTGTTGTACCGATTATGGGTATCTGGGCGATTCATAAATACGATTGGCAGCACTGGGCTCCATTTGACAGGGGGCACAAAAAGTAGTATAATTAGTAGGTAATCAACGGGGTGTAGCTCAGCTTGGATAGAGCACTGCTTTTGGGAAGCAGGGGCCGTAGGTTCAAATCCTATCACCCCGACCTTTATTTTTTATAAATAAAATGAAAAATTTGTTACAACAAATGACTGAGATTACGGTTGAAGAACTACAACAATATTTTGAAGACTACATTGAACGAGTAACACAGGGAGAATCTCTTCTCATTAAAAGTTCGGGTGGAGATTGTGTTCTCATGCCAGTTGAAGAGTATGAAGATATGATACGAATATGCAACGGTTTGACAGATTGACCTTATAATGGGACTGTTGCTTATTGGTTAAAGCCCACTGCTTATAACGGTGTGAACGGGGTTCAATTCCCTGCAGTCCTATCCGTTGCTGGTTTAGCTATCTGGTGAAAGCACCCGACTCATAATCGGACACAGGTGGGATCGTTCCCCACAACCAGCATGGGGTGCAAACCCCTTGACAACCTAAAAGAATTATTTTATAATTACTTTGTAGTTTATTTAAAACAATGTCACTCACTGCTAAATTTAAGAAAGACGTTCAAACTCTTAGTGCTGCTGCACATGGACAAATTCTCCTTGATGTAAAAAATCCCAAACTTTATAAAAAAGTTCGTCGTTATTATGAAAATGAAGGGGTAATTTTTTCTGGAGATCCATTAGATGATTATGAAATTTTGATGGAGTATATGTATAATGATCTTCTTAATGAAGTGGAAGTGACTCCTTAGACATGGAGAGTCTTTAAAAATCCTGGTGGAGTCATCCCCAATATGCCCGTCATGGAGAGACGTTAAAAACCCTGGTCGGTGATGTATAACCCCTTATGTCTAAAACAAGTGTCCTAAGATACATTGGGAACTTTCTCCTTTTACTTGGTTATCAAATCATGTTATGGGGAGATTTTAAAAATGGTTTGATGATAAAGTTTATCGGGGGTTTACTCGGTATTCCTTTTGCAATCAAACTCAAACTCTGGGATGTGCTATTTTTGATAGCATTCTTTGGTATTTCCGAGATATCAAAGTTAACCCAACTTTTCCTAGTTTCGTAAAACTAGGTGGTGCGGATGGGATAACTCCCGCCGAGTTTCCAATTTTCTCGTAATCAAAATTGGTGGCGAGCCTGAGTTACAGGGAGGTTGACAACAACCTCCTTTTTTTGTATAATAGAAATAATTAATTCACTATCATGATAGGATTTAACGCATTAGGAAAGCTTGGTAGATTTGGAAATCAAATGTTTCAATTTGCTGCACTAAAAGGTATAGCTAGAAACAGAGGATTTCAATATTGTATTCCGCCGTCATATCAAAAAGATGAATGGTATGATCATCAATTGTTTATTCCATTCAAACTTAAAAATACGAATCATTTGAATGTTCAATATATTGATGACACACGACCGACAGTTCTTGAAGAGACATTTCACTTTAATGAAAAGCTTTTTAATGAATGTCCAGATTGGGTAACTGTTCAAGGATTTTTCCAAACTGAAAGATACTTTAAACATATTCAGGAAGAAATTAAAGGAGATTTTACATTTAATGATGATGTATTAGGCCCAGCAATGAATGCTATGTCATCGTTTGAAAATCCAATTAGTCTTCATGTAAGAAGAACTGATTATGTTACTAATACAAATCATACTGTATTGCCATTAGAATATTATAAAAAAGCATTGGAAGCTTTTCCGAATCGTCAAGTTCTTGTTTTTTCTGACGATCCTAAATGGTGTTTTGAACAATCAGTGTTCAATGATGATCGATTTATGATTTCTGAAAATACAAATCAATATTTGGATATGTGTCTTATGACATTATGTAAAGGACATATTATTGCTAATAGTTCGTTCAGTTGGTGGGGAGCATGGTTGGCAAACAGTGAACATGTAGTTGCACCAGCTGGATGGTTTGAGGGATCAAATAATTCTCACCTAGATATTAAAGATTTAATTCCTAAAGAATGGGAGCTGGTTTGATGAAAGTTGCTATTAGTTTTATTGGTACTGGAAAATATTTAAACTTTCTTCCTAAATGGTACGAACAAGTAAGTGAAAATTTTCTACCTGATGCTGAGAAAACTTTTTTAGTTTTTACAGATGGCACTGGTGATTTTCCAGAAGATGTTAAAGTTTATAAACAAGAACATTTAGATTGGCCCTACATCACTTTAAAACGATTTGAGATTTTGCAAAAAGCAAGAGACGTAATAAAGGAAAGTGATTGGTATGTATTTCTTGATGCCGATCTTATGCCTGTAGATAAAATTACTACAGCTGAATTTTTTGATGATACTAAACCGTATTTTGGTGTTCATCATCCATGTCATTTTCTCCAAATGCCTCCTCATAATCAACCTCCTGGAGCATTTGATACTACAACTTTATCTAAAGCTTGTGTTGCAGAAGGAGATGATCTTTCAGTTTATTATCAAGGATGTTTGTGGGGAGGTAAGGGAGAAGAAATTGCATCCTTAATTTCTTATCTCTCTGATCAAGTAAATAAAGATCTTGAAATGAATGTAATTGCACAATGGCATGATGAAAGTCATTTAAATAAATTCTTTTCACAGAACAAAGATAAAGTAAATACTCTTCATCCACAGTATGCATTCCCAGAAGTGTTTGCACAATATTGTGAGTTTGAACCAAAAATGATACACTTATCTAAAGATAATAAACAGTTCCATGTCTAACATTGCTATTCTTTATTCTGGGCAGCCTAGAGATTTTGTAGAGTGTTTTTCTAATCATAAAGAATATTTGATGGATTCAAATCCAGAATCTAGAATTGATATATTTGCACATTTTTGGAAGAC